CGCATTCCGCCCTGTGATTCCCACTGAACCGTGGTGACATCAAGGCCGGTAACGGCTCTTGCTACGTCGCTCGTCATCTGCACGAGAATCAGAGAAAACGTGTCGGTCAAGAAGTCGAGACGCCGAACGTCGGTAATGTCTTCGATTGAACGAAGCCGTTGCCGTAGCGTTTGGTTAGGATTATTCCCGCCGGCGGCGGAATAGTCATCGTCCATATACTGGTCCCAATCGATCGAGTGGTACAGCATGAACGGCCCGAAGAAATTGTCCGCGTACGCAAGATCCCGCATAGCAAGAACGTCGTCCGTGGTATCGGTAGGAGCCCAACCGCCCGCTGTCGGTGCGGTCACATCGGTCTTGGTATTACGAGCAGGAAAGTTTGTATACCCGTAGACTTGCGGCGTGCGTCCATAATCGGCCGCATTGCCATACGTCACGCCCGTTTCGATACCGATCAACGTTTTCTCAATCGTCTCGGCAACTCGACGTCCGGCCGCTTCACCCATCGACATATCCAACGGCGTGCCGGTATTTCGTGACGCGGCAAGGCGACGCGATGAGTACCAGAAGTCGCTGTGAGTAATCGGAAGGGGCAAACCCTCAAGTTGGAACTTGGGCGAATCAGTTCGGCCCGGTGTCAAACCGTCCATGTCCACGATAGCTTCGCCCGGATCGGACATCGTTTCGTGCTCAAGAACTGTTTTCGCCATGCCATTAAAACCACCGAAGCTCGACGCCGAAGCTAGGTCCGTCCATGCTCTCAACCGCTGCCGTGCCGCTTGTAGCACGACTTGATCTAATTGGATCCACTCGTCCTTCCGCAAGCTCGTAGCATTGGCAACAGGGACGGGCATTCCATTGGCGATCATGTCCGCGATTGTTCGTTTCTCATAGACTGGCGTATACTTTCCGGTCTTATCATCAAACGTCGTGCGACCCGAATTAACGGTCACGCATTTCTTCCCGCTGCGATCAACATACGGTCGCAACATACCAGGATCGAAGCTACAGCCAGCAAGCGTTTCACCGATTGCACCGTGGCCTTCGCCGTTTTGAATATAATCTACAAACGTCATTGTTTTTCTCCTTTGGTTTGATCGGCTTAATAACCGGTGAACATGCAATGCACTAGGGTATCGGTTGTCGGATCGGTAATCGTTTCCATCACGACAAACGGTTCTGATTCGGGCGTTCCGGTGGTTGCAATTAGCAAACCGGTGCCATCATCAACAATCAACAGTTCGCCTATCGCATGATCGTCACCAGTTCCCGCAACATCGGCGAGCAACATGTTTACCTCGTCGCCGGCAATCGGAGCGTATAGAAAGCCGCGAGTCCCTGTGACGTATGCGTCGGTTGCCAGCTTGCCTTGCAATTGATCCGGCAACAGAACAGCGATCGGTCCTTGAGGACGATCACCATCGGCGTCCCGGTTGTAAACTTCCCAGGTATGCCGGCCGCTCACCGGTTCGGTTGCGGCTTTCACTTGCATGACGGTGCCCGGCTTGGGCGTGCCATCGATCAACCCTTCGAGGAATCGGCCGTTCGGTACGGCAGAAATTAAGATTTCGTTTCCTTGAGCCATTGTGGTTACTCCTAAGTTCTGTGTTTATTCGGTCGCATAATTCATACGAGGAATCGGAAGTAGATCATCGTCTGCCTTTTGGTTGCCGATAGGTCCGGCCGCACCGAAGTAACTCGGTTCATTTTGAGCCGGTGCGAGAACCGCTAGTTGTCGAAGCTCGTCTAGTTCTTTACTCATCAAGAGTTGATCGAGCCCCAGTTTGGTTTCTTCGCCGACGTTGGCGAGAAGCGTGGCCACAATTTCTGCCTTCTCACGCTGTTCAATTACCATCGCGTTTTTCACGGCTGATTGGATCGCCGGCGGTGCCGTCTTCATCCACTCGTCCGCTGTCGGCGTCGCTTCGGCTTCCTCGTTCTCCACGACTGGAACCAGGACTTCGTGCGACCACTCTAACGATTCCTCGTTAAAGGTGAGCTCTACTTGATCATCCTTGAACCCGGCCTTTGCCGCATTCGCCACGGTCGCTTCTTGCTTGGCCGACTTGGCGGATACCGCCAACGCTTCGAGCTTCTCAGGTGAGAAGTTCGCTAGCACTTCCGCGTCGTCTTCGTTCCAGCACTCGCAATTCGATACGAGTGACGATATCAGTTCTCGTTTTTCTTTGTCCATCTTCTCGGACTCCTTGTTGATTAAAACGCCACAACCGTCGGCGATAGAGCACGCCCCTAGTTGATCCGGTAAGATTGCGACATGATCCGGCCGGTAGTTTTTCGCAATCGCTTCGTACGGCCGGCCGTTGAATTCTCCCTGTTCCGGCTCCCTGTCGACGCCTAAACCGGTGGACAATTCCATCGGCTTGTTCTGTGTTAGGGCTTCGTAGATTCGATCGTCGATCCGCCTCGTTGAATCAATATCGAACCAACCCTCGGCTTTTAGTTTTCCGTTTGAGATCCTAGCACGAAGCAATACCCCGATGCCTTGCGTATTCAAGATGTCGGGATCCTTTGCGGACACGCTCTGCCCGTTTGTCTTCGGATGATAAACCGTGAGCGGCACGCCGTTCCAGATTGCCGGTTCGCGTTCCACTTCGGTTGCAGGATATAAGAGCGGACCCATGCTTCCGGTTAGGACGCCCGGCACAATTAGCGTGAGCGGTGCAACAAGGTGCTCCCGGCCGTGCAGAGTTTCGCGGCGGATATCGCCGGACAAATTTGCTACCAATTTAACTTCGTGCATGTTTCCCTCGTCCCAAAGTTTACTAGGTTACGCAGCAAACGCAAAGCAGCAAAACCAAACACTCAGCACTAGGCTATGTCAACCCGTCATAAGGCGAATACAATTTACGAACATGCTGGTAATGGGTTCGCCGATTGGAATAGACACAAACAATATCTTCGCTCGGCGGTAGCTTCTTGCGAATTTGGGACACATGTTGATGCACCGCCGCCATCGTCGAAAGCTCATCACATAACGCCAACAATTCTTCTTTCGGGTGTCTCTTGCCATCGGACAAAAGTCCGAGCATCGATTGTTGGATCGGTGAGAATTCAGCCACGGGTTATATCCTTCGGCCGCACTTTTGCGATCTTCGTGTCTGCACCCGACCATCGGCTTCGAGCGAGCCGTTGCGATTTGGTCCGCACTTGCTTGGTAATCGACACGCGGGAAACTTCCGACAACACCGATGTCTCGATTGCCTTTTCGATCCGTGCCGGGCTTCGTATTTGCCCTCGCCTCGGTTCACCGACGTTCGCCGGAATGAAGGAACAACGGCAATTCGGGTGCCTGGGTATGCTACCGCTCGCTTCTTTGAGCGTCATCACGACGTTCTCTAGATCGCTGCAAAGGCCGCACACTCGATCATCGCCGGCGGTACTCCACTCAACCATCACACCAACCTTATCGACGCCGAGCCGCTTGTACGACATTAGCTCACCCTCGGCGTGGGCTCTTATGACTTCCGTGCGGGCAATCGTCGCCGCTCTTGCTCTTGTCATCTTGTCGATTTCTCGTGTCATTCTTCGGGCGATCGTCATAACGTTGTCGCCCTGGATCAAGCCGTCCGCCAAGATTCGGGACATGTTTGTACTCATCGCCTGGGTAACGCCTTGGAGATCGGTAAAGGTTCGAGAGATTAGCAACCGCACCTTCTCGACGCTCGGCGGGTGCCTGAACGATTCGGACAAAAACTGGTCCCGGCTTCCTCGCATAAAATCGAGTCCCTCGTCCGGTTGGGCGTGGATCTTCCGCAAGTCGTCGAACGCTCGGCCCTGTCCCGTCTCGAAACTTTCGTGGATGTACTGATCGAGCCAACGACTCGATGCCGGATCTGTGCCCTGTAGGATTAGATCGTCTACCTGTCCGGCTACCCATTGCTGGAACTCTATCAATTGCCTGTCGGTGCTCAACGGTTGCCAACGCTGGTTACTAATCGACGCAATTGTTGGCCGCCGCCGTTCCTTGATGCCGAACGCATCCTCGTCCACGATGAGCTTTACCACCGCTTTCCTGAATGCCCGGAAGCGTCGCCACATCTCCGCCACAAAACGCTTTCGTAGCATCGTCGTCCGGGTCGGATCAATTCGCAATGGGTTAGGTGTTTTAACCACCAGATTCGTCCTCGATGTCGAACGTTTCTTCTTGCACCGGCTCGGCTTCCGCCTCATCTTTTACGTGCTCGAACGTTGCCTCCAATATCTCAACCGCTACGTCTTGATCGTACCCAAGGATCCGGGTGAGATAATTAAGCGGCTCGATGAGAGAATCGACACCGCCGCCTACATACTTCGCCATCGAGTTCGTCCGCCGCTCGGCAATAATCGCTTGTTCTTCCGGGCTCTGTTCTTGCATGTCCGGCCACACGACCTTGAATTGAGCCGGCACCGGCATCACGCCCAATTGAATTAACCGGTTGACAAACGGAACGATTATCCTCGGCGTGATGTATTTATTTTGCCGGGATCGAACCCGGTTCTGCCATGTCTTTGCGTCTTGGCTACTCGAAAGCTCTCCACGCTCGGAACCAATAAAGATCCGCTTCGGTATTCCTAGTTGTATACAGATCGCCTCAACTTGTTTTTCGATTCCGTTTGACGGGTCGACGACTTGCGGTGCCAGACTCTTGGCCGATGCACCCATCAAAGATAGATACCGCTGCAATCCGTTCATATAGTTTTCCATCTCGTCCCTGATCGCGTCGGCATCAATTTCGACATCGCCACCGAGTTGCGGGTGCGTCTCGATCGAGATACCAGGGAATGCCCCACGCCAATACATCTCCGCCGAGCCGCTGTAGAACTTCCTGAGATCGAGTAGCCGATTGAGGACCGGCCGCATTCGAGGAACTCCGAATACGTCGCTTGAGCCTGGGTTGTCTGCGATATGCAAAACGCGTGACCAATGCACCGGCGTCGTTGTCTGTGGAACTCCAACGCCACACTGTTCGTTCCTCGGATCCGAGAAGGTTATGTTATACGATGTCGGCAAACCGAATCGCGGGTTTGTTTCGTCGCTTTCGTATTGGGTAATGTCCGCCATCGCCTCGGGGAATGCCCGAAGGTATAACAGTTGGCGGCTCGGGCTTGGCTCTACCGGTTGGCTTAACGATTCGCCGTCATTCATACCCAAAAGGATCACGCCGTAATGCCCAATCCCAGATAGAACGTCCGCTCGATACATGAGCTCAAGTATCGGATTGCCCTCGTTCGTATCTTCGAACCAACTCTCCTCACGGAGCATCGAGCCGAGGTTGTTCCATGCGTCCTCAAACTTCGTCACGGTATCGGAGTCTTCATCTTCGAAGACTGCCGGTTGCACCAACCAACTTTCTTCGGGCATCACTTCTACTACCCGGGTGGCGATTGCTTCACGGTCGTAGAGTTCTTGATACGTCGCGTCGTTGATATTAGCGGTAGAAGGGTATCCGCATTCGTCGTCCATATTCCGCCGAGGATCGAGAAGCTTCTGTATAACTTGGGCTCGGCTTGTCGCCGCGTTTGCCATCATCTCACGAATGTGCCACCGTTCTTCCGGGCCGAGTTTCCCGTTTCCATTGTTCGACACAAACCGGCCTCTGTCGTCCCTTTTCACTTTCATCTCTGCTCTCCTTGTATTTATCGAATCGGCCCTACGACGAACCGCTTTTGTCTTCGCTCTAAACCATAGACGGCGAGCACCAGCGAATC